AAAAGCAGGAATTAACTCGTAAAATGCCTACTTTGCTTGCCATTCTAAGATGATTAGCACCGGCTATCCATCCAACTCAACATAATCACTTACTCCACATAAAACATTTTATGTGAAGCTTCACATAAAATGTTCGCTGGGACACAATACAAGAAGGAGGATTTCGCTTGAATAGAAGGTTCTGGAACTGGGTGCGAAATGAGGACGGCACCCGAACATTGACATTGAACGGCACGATCGCCGAAGAGAGCTGGTTCGAAGACGACGTCACCCCAAGGATGTTTAGAGACGAGCTGAACGCCGGAACTGGGGACGTTGTGATTTGGATCAACAGCCCGGGCGGCGACTGCGTGGCGGCGAGTCAGATCTACACCATGCTCATGGATTACAAGGGGCATATCACGGTGAAGATCGACGGCATCGCGGCTTCTGCCGCGTCAGTCATCGCCATGGCGGGCACCGAAGTGCTCATGGCACCGACGAGTTTGCTCATGATCCACAATCCGTTGACGGTGGCGATTGGCGATAGTGAAGAAATGCAGAAAGCTATCGCCATGCTTGACGAGGTAAAGGAGAGCATCATCAACGCATACGAGCTGAAAACGGGCATGTCTCGTGCGAAGCTTGCGCACCTCATGGACGCGGAAACGTGGATGAACGCGAACAAAGCGATCGAGCTTGGCTTCGCAGATGGTGTTCTGGCGGATGAGAAAAAACAAGTGACGCACGACGACGTGGTGTTCAGCTTCTCACGCCGCGCGGTCACGAACTCGCTGCTAAATAAAGTTCAGCGAAAACAGGCGAGTAAGGCCCCTGTAACGGAAGAGACAACCGCCGCACAAACAACCGAATCGAGATACCCCGCGGAGCCGCTTTATCAGCGGCTCTCTTTGATTTCACACTGAGGAGGAAACGAATGAATACGATTTTACAGTTGCGTGAGAACCGCGCAAAGAAATGGGACGCCGCGAAGGCGTTTCTGGACGTGAAGCGCGGCACGGACGGCTTGCTCTCCGCCGAGGACGCTGGCGCATATGAAAAGATGGAAGCCGAAGTAGTCGCGCTCGGTAAAGAGGTCGAGCGTCTCGAGCGGCAGGCGGCGCTGGATGCCGAACTGAATAAGCCCACCGCCGATCCGCTAACCAGTAAGCCTGCACAGACCAATACGGAGCAAAAGACTGGCCGCGCAACCTCCGAGTACAAAAAGGCATTCTGGAACGCGATCCGCTCCAAGAATCCCAGAACGGAGATCCTGAACGCACTGCAAGAAGGTACCGACAGCGAGGGCGGCTATCTTGTTCCTGACGAGTTTGAACGCACCCTGGTGCAGAAACTGACGGAAGCGAACGTGCTGCGCCCGCTCTGCCATGTCATCCAGACGAGCTATGGCGATCGGAAGATTCCAGTGGTCGCATCGAAAGGCACTGCCGACTGGGTCGACGAAGAGGGTACTTATCCTCTTTCGGACGATTCCTTCTCGCAGGTCATCCTCGGCGCGTACAAGCTCGCGACCATGATCAAGGTGTCCGAAGAACTGCTCTCCGACAGCATCTTCGACATCGAGGGGTATGTATCCGAGCAGTTTGGTAAACGCATCGGCGACAAGGAAGAGGATGCGTTCCTCAACGGAAACGGCGTGAGCAAACCCATCGGTATCCTCAACGCCACCGGCGGCGCGGAGGTCAGCGTCACGACAGCGGGTGCATCTGCGATCACGGGCGACGAACTGATCGATCTCGTGTATTCGCTCCGCGCGCCGTACCGTAAGGGCGCGGTGTTCATACTCAACGACACGACCGTCAAGCTTCTGCGAAAGCTCAAAGACGGCGATGGCCAGTACCTCTGGCGTCCGGGCATCACGGAGAACGCGCCGGACACCATTCTCGGCCACCGTATCGTGACGAGTGAGTTCATGCCGGGAGTTAGCGCGGGGAACAAATCCATTGCGTTCGGCGATTTCTCCTATTACTGGATCGCCGATCGTCAGGGCCGCACATTTAAGCGCCTGAACGAGCTGTACGCAACCACCGGACAGGTCGGGTTCCTCGCTTCCCAGCGCCTCGACGGCAAGCTCATCCTACCGGAAGCGATAAAAGTCCTTCAGCAGAAGGCATAACGGAGGGGGCTATATGGAGATCGTAGATACCCCGGCGGGAGATGTGACCCGCAACTGTAAGAACTATCTCACTGACGGTGGGGATCGGCTGGTGATTGGCGGTGCTCTGGAGGTTTTGGACACCGCCACTGTTACCGGTCTGCAATCGGGATATGCAACTGAGCAAACCGCTGGCAGCGTGTATCAAGCGACGAATCAAGCGGAGAGCGCTGCAACGACGATCGCCGACCTCAAGAGCGATCTCAACGCGCTTCTTCTAAAGCTCAAGAACGCCGGAATCATGGCAGCAGACCAGCCGGGCGCGTCTTAATAACATGGCGGCGTTGCTGAGCAAGGTCAAAGCGAACCTGATCCTGACGCACGACGCTGACGATGAACTGTTGCAACGACTGATTGATGCCGCCGTTGCATATGCGGAGAGTTATCAGCACCTGACCGCCGGAACCTACGAAGTGGCGGGTATGACACCGACGACCGAGGCTGCGGTGATCATGCTGGCTTCCCATTTCTATGAAAGTCGGGATGGTAGTACGGGCGGATTCTTCGCAGATAATGTGCAGGCGGGCCAGCAGGTATGGAACACAGTGAACACCCTGCTTCGCTTTGACCGCGACTGGAAGGTGGGTTCATGAGTTACGGCAGGATGAATACGCTGATCGCGATTGCGCGGGAAGTAGTGACGAAAGACGCGGAAGGATTCGCGACAAAGACTGATCAAGTCATTGCGTCGGCGTTTGCATATAGGGAAGGGCGTCACGGTTCTCAGAAATGGGTCAATCGTGCCGCCTTTTCCGAGGCGACAGACTTGTTCCGGTTTCGAGTTATCCCGAGTCTAACCATTACTACGGGGCATGTAATCCTTTGCGGCGAGGATCGCTTCGAGATCACGTCCGTTGAGGATGTGAAAGGCAGAGGCATGTACATCGAAGTGCTGGCAAAAAAGGTGACGCCCAGTGGCTAAGGTGAAGATCGAAATGCCTAGTGGATTCATGGATCAAATCGCCGGCATGGGCAACGCGCTCGATGCGGCGATTCCGAGAGCGCTCGCAGCAGGCGGAAAGATTGTTCTGGACAAGATGAAATCGAATCTCCGATCGGCGATCGGGCGTGGCACGAAGACTAAATCGCGCTCGACCGGCAAGCTTGCCGCTTCGCTCGGTGTATCGCCCGCGAAGTTGGATCGCGACGGAAACTTGGATGTGAAGGTCGGGTTTCTAGAAGGGCGCGGCGACGTCAGTAATGCTATGCTCGCGAACCTGCTGGAATACGGCAAGCATGGTCAGCCACCGAAACCGTTTTTAAAGCAGACGAAATCCTCGAGCCGGAAACCGTGCATCGAGGAGATGCAACGCGTATTGAAGGAGGAACTGAATCTCCCGTGAGTATGTTGGAAGAACTGAATACGATCGTCGAGAGCGCCGGACTTCCAGTGGAGACCGGCGTTTTCTCCGGCACCGCGCCGGACGAGTATGTCGTGATCACACCGATCTCGGAGCATTTCGAGCTGTTTTCGGACAATGCGCCGGGCATGAACATCGAGGAAGCGCGGTTATCGCTCTTTTCAACAGCAAACTATGGAGCAAAAAAACGATTGCTCGTTCGATTATTGCTCTCAGCGGGGTTCATAGTATCGGAACGGCGATATATTGGGCTGGAAGAGGACACGGGCTATCACCACTTTGCCATTGACGTGGCGAAGGAGTACATGGAGGAAGAATAGATGGCAACCATCGGATTGGATAAACTATATTACGCGAAGATCACCGAGGGGGCGAACGGCGACGAGACCTATGCCGCGCCCGTTTCGCTCGCCAAGGCAATGTCCGCAGAACTGAAGATCGATATCAACGAAGCGACACTCTACGCTGACGATGGCGCGGCCGAGGTCGTCAAAGAGTTCAAGAGCGGAACGCTTACGCTTGGAATCGACAACATCGGCGCGGCGGTCGCGAGCGATCTGACCGGTTCGCAGATTGACGACAACAAGGTGCTGGTGTCCCAGAGCGAGAATGGCGGTCAGCCTGTCGCGATCGGGTTCCGCGCGAAGAAAAGCAACGGCAAATACCGCTATTTCTGGCTGTACCGCGTCGTGTTCGGCATCCCCGCAACGAACCTACAGACGAAGGGTGACAACATAACATTCTCGACCCCGTCTATTGAGGGGACAATCATCCGGCGCAATAAGCTGGACGGTCAGGGCAAGCATCCTTGGAAGTGTGAAGTCAACGAGGATGATACCAGCGTGCCGGCAGCGACGATTTCGGGTTGGTACACGCAGGTCTACGAGCCGACGTTCACGGCGGAGGGTTAAACATGGAAAACGATAGAGCCGCTATGATCCAGATCGGTAATCGGGAGTATGAAATGCTCCTGACCACGCGTGCAACGAAGGAAATAGCCAAGCGCTATGGCGGTCTGGAGCACCTGGGCGACAAGCTCATGAAAGCGGAGAACTTTGAGCTCGCGCTGGATGAAGTGGTCTGGCTGATCACGTTGCTCGCGAATCAGAGCACATTGGTGCACAACCTGCTCGAACCGGACAATAAACGCGAGCTCTTGACCGAGGAAGCGGTTGAATTGCTCACCACGCCGCTTGATCTATCCGGCTACAAAGCCGCGATCATGGAAGCGATGGTCAAGGGGACGAAGCGCTATGTCGAAAGCGAGGAGGAACCTTCAAAAAACGTGTTGGTCGGGCAAGCGACGAAGAGCTGTTTGCCCGACTGATCTTTTACGGGGTAACTTTGCTGGGACGGTCAGAGTGCGAGGTATGGCTCATGCCGCTTGGTGCTCTACTCGACCAGTGGGAGGTGTATCGGCAATTCCATGGACTGTCAGACTGCAAAAATAAGCAATTTATCGACAATATGATTGATTTGTGTCTATAAACGTTAGTATTAAGACTTGATTAATATTCAGGTACGCTTGTGCACATTTTAATTGTAACCGGTCGATGATTGTGCTAAACTGGCTCTATATTTTCGTTACGATGTTATAAATGAATGGAGCATAGAATGAAGCGGTTACGAAATACGTTTCTGGATTTAGCTATCCGTATGATCGGGTTTGGTCTTCTCATTGGTATCGTTTTTCCGTTCTTTATGATTCTTCTGGGCGTGCCCAAATCAATCGCATTCAGTGGACTGTTTCTGGCATCCTGTATCATTGCGGGTGTGCTGGTCGGGTTCGTCAATATTTTGATTTCGCGTATTACTGTTCGAAACAAACTCACGGTTCTGACAGGCAAAATGCGAGAAGTCAAGGATTCGATCATCATGATATCTGACAATGGCAGAATCGGTGATTGCAATCCAGAGCATTGCAGCATCCCCGTAGAAACGGATGATGAATTTGGTCAAAGCGCGACGGCGTTCAACGAATTAATTACGTCGTTTGCCGGGTCACTACGGATGCTTGACGACATCAAGACATTCACCGCGATATTTTCCAGCCAGCTGGATTTGCACGCGCTTTCTGAATATGCACTTGATCGCGTTCTGAATGGGACCGGCGCGGATGCTGGAGCGATTCTTCTTGAACAGGATGGCGAGATTTGCGTGTTGCAGTCGTTTGGTATTCGCGAAGCGAATTAACTTGCCAACGATACCCATATTCTAAACACCTTTACAAAGGGTGAGTCATATATCATTTCGCACCCTGCGGAGATCATTGTAGAGAGTACACTGACGCAATTTCATCCGAAGGAAGTTATTGTTGAGCCGGTGAAGTTCAAAAATGTACCGATTGCTGTGATTCTGCTGGCAAAAGCGGAATCGTTCCAAGCCGATTACACAAAGCAATTATCGATCTTTACGCAAAGCCTTGCGGTTGCGCTGCATAACGCTCTGGAACATGAACAACTACAGAAACTCGCTGCTCTGGATCCGTTGACTGGCATCCTGAATCGCAGATTTGGCATGGTTCGTTTGCATGAGGAGTATTCGCGTTCAGTCCGTAGAGGGATACCTCTTGGCGTGTTGATGTTCGATATCGATCACTTCAAACAGGTGAACGATACATATGGTCATGTTGTTGGTGATCGTGTCCTTCGTAATATTACGGCAATGATTCGTCAGGGTATTCGTGAGGGCGATATTCTGCTGCGATATGGCGGAGAAGAATTCATGGTGATTTTGCCAGGAGCTTCTAAGGACGATGCGTTCACAATCGCGGAGCGAGTGCGGCACATCGTTCGTGACAACAAGACGACATATGGCGATAATCAGATCAGCGTAACGATCAGCGTTGGGCTTGATTCGATGCCGGAAACCACAATCAGCGGCGAACAGGAATTGATCGCGAACGCCGACGAAGCGCTTTATTGCTCGAAGAATTCTGGCAGGGATAAGGTGACGATTCACTAAATCTCAAACCAGTGTAGTTCTTTTATGAAACGACCTTCGGGTCGTTTTTTTGTGCCATTTGTTATAGGAAGGTGGTTATTAGGCAAGCGATTTTGGACTTAAAATCGGAATTGAAGTCGAACAAGCTTCCCGAAAATCGCTTTCCGAGATCAAATCGGCATGAAAAAGGAGCAACC